TCAAGCAATTACTGAAATCATTAATCCACATATTAAAACCATCGTCAGCGCCGCCATTAATGCCACGCTATACGGCTATGCTGTTATCGAATTAATCTGGGAGGAGGGCAGTAAAGGAATTACATTAAAAGACGTGCGTAACTTGCCGTTTGAATGGTTCGACGTTGATAGTAGTGGTCAATGGGTCAATGTAGAAAACAGCGCAGTACCTATAGACACACAACATAAATTTATTGTGATAACACATAACGCCAGTATTGACGAGCCTAAAGGAGACCCATTGTTAGCGCGTGCGTATTGGGCATGGCGATTCCGCACTGATGTATGGCGTTATTGGATGCGCTACTTAGAACGCTTTGCCGACCCTGTTTTGTTGGGTAAAGTATCAAACCCAGCGGACTTTATTAGCAGCGTCACGCAAATGGGCTTGGATTCTGCAATCGCTGTTGGTAGGGATGAATCAGTTGAAGCAATTATTGCAAATGGGGTAGGGGAATTTGAGCGCATAGAAACCGTTTTGCGCAAGCGTTTCCAGCGGTTAATTTTGGGTCAAAATTTAACCAGTGAAGTATCTGGTGGCAGTCTTGCGGCAGCAGAAGTACACGAGAGAGTCCTGGAAGACCGACGCAACGCAGACATTGAAAAAGTGGAACAGGCTACTAATAAGCTGATCAGTGCGTTAATGGATTTATGCACATTGCCAGCAGGTGAACAACCTGTTTTTGCAATGCGCGACGATACAGGGTTAGAAGAAAAACGCGCAGACCGCGACGCAAAACTCATGGCGCAAGGCGTAAAACTAACAGAACAATACTTTCTACGTGCTTACGACTTTAAGCAAGGCGACATTGATACCTCATTAGCGCAACCAGATAGCAATAAATCTGCAAAATTATCAGCAAACTTTAGCGCAAAACCAAGCCCGTTCACGCCTGTACAAACAGCGGTTGAAGGTATTGCAGATGATGCACTGGCGAAAACGACAAGCCCGATTGACCCTAGCTTAATCCGCAACGCGATATTAGCAGCCAAGAACCCAGAGGATTTAGAAGAACGCCTTTCAACACTGCTAAATGAGCGCGACCCTGGCTTTCAGCAGTTGGTAGAGCAAGCAATTTTTGCCGCTGATGTTTTGGGCTATGTGGCAGAAGCGGAGAATAAAATATGAGCGAATGGCTAAATCGTTCGTTAACATTTGATGAGGCTGTCGCTTGGGCAAAACAGCGCGAGGTTGTGTTGCCTGGTGACTATTATGGTAACCGTATTGGTATTGCGCGAGCACAGGCGTTTAGCGTCGCAGGGCTTGCCAGTATTGACCAGCTAGAAGCAGTTAAGGTTGCGTTAGATGGTTATCTATCGCAAGGCAAGCCGTTTAATAACTTTGTAAACGACGTTAAAGACGGCATCATCCCTATAGACTTGCCCAAAAGCAGGCTAGACAATATTTTCAGAACCAACATTCAGGGCGCATACAACGCGGGGCGATACGCAGCACAACATGAGTTTAAGGACTCACGCCCGTATCTTATGTACGATGCGATTAACGACAGCCGAACTCGTCCATCGCATAGAGCAATGGATAATATCATCAAACCCATAGATGACCCATTTTGGAGCACCCATTATCCGCCGAACGGCTACCGTTGTCGTTGTCACGTTCGCAGTCTAAGCATAGAACAAGCAGAAAAGAAAGGCGGTTCTACGCTCAATGTGCCAGCAAATGCCAATCCTGATACAGGCTGGGATTATAACGGTGGGAAGGAGCGTGTGGAGGGGATTAAACAGGCTGTTGCGCAAAAACTGGCACAAGTTAAGCCTAGCGACGTTGCGGCATATTCGTTATTGGTGCAGATGGGTAAAAAGCTTGATGACCCGACAGAATGACGCTATTAATCACAGCTTTTTAATTTTTAACATCGGTTAAAAGACTACATAATCCTTGCGCGTTAAGCTGATAGCTATGAATAAACCTATTTATCTATCAGCGGCTTTAACGCCCGAATCAACAGACTGCACCACGAACCGCGCTTTTTCAGGCGTGGCGTACACTGGCGCGATGATTGAAAACCACGGCTGGTTATCTAACGTCATTATCGACATCGACAGCATGACGATTGAGCCTAACTTGCAACTCTTGTTAGAACACGACACAAGCCACGTTATCGGCACTGCTACGGCAGTTAAGCAAGATGGCAAAGTGCTGGTTAATGGTTTGCTGGTTAGCGCTATCGATGATGACGCACAACGTGTCTGCCAAAAGGCGCAAGCTGGTATCAATTGGCAACTATCAGTAGGTTTGTACGATTATCAGCAACAGGAGTTAATCGAAGGTCAAAGCGAGGTGGTCAACGGCTTAACGGTCGAATATCCCGCCACTATCCTGCGCAATGCCGTACTACGCGAGGTTTCTGTTGTTGCTTTGGGCGCTGATAGCGCAACCTCATTAGCGATTTTTTCACGTAACTTAACCCAACAAGAGGATAACCGCATGGATGTAAAAGCCTTGCAAGAAGAAAACGCCACATTAAAAGCGCAGCTTGAGGCTACCAATGTGGAATTATCAACACTAAAAGCCGAATTTGCAGCAAAACAGCTAGAAGCGCGCACCAACGAAGTGAAAGCCCTTTTTGCAGCTATCGGCAAAGAAGCAACTGAAGATGCCATTAAGCCCTATTTAAGTATGGATAGCGCGGCTTTTTCCGTCGTATCTGCCGACATGCAAGCGCTGAAGCCTAAAGCTAATGCCGCTTTGTTTGCAGCAACCACACAACCAGCCGAGAAACCTGCCTTTGATCCAAGCAAGGTTTATGGCGTTAACCGTTACAACCAAGGAGCATAATAATCATGCGCACAGCAACACAAATTGAAAACCCACGCGCTCTAGCATTTCTATTATCCGAAGGTAAGGGCACGATTAGCCGAGATTCGGTTGTTATCGGTGCTGGTAAGTTAGTAGCTGGCACTGTTTTAGGTAAAGTCTCAGCAAGCGGTCAATACGTTGCGTATAACCCAGCGGCAACCACTGGTGAGCAAACAGCTGTTGCGATACTTGGTTACGACACAGACGCAACCAGTGCTACACAGAAAGCGTTAGCCATTGTGCGCGAAGCGGAAGTCGACGTCCTTAAACTAACGTTTATCGCAGGCATTACAGCAGCGCAAAAAACAGCGGCAGTCACGTCGTTAGCTTCAAGTTTTATTATTGTACGAGGTGTATAACCATGTTTATTAGCGATATTATTAGTGCCGATGGCTTTGGCCTATCGGAATTAACGGCTGCTATTTATAGAGCGCCATACGCCCCAAATAGCATTGCTAAAGCGGGTTTGTTTTCTGAGTCTGGTGTGACAACTACTACGGCGACAATTGAGTTATATGATGGTGCGCTAGGTCTAGTGCAAACATCGGCACGCGGCACAAGCCCTGGCGTTGTATCTCAAGAAAAACGCACACGCAAAACTTTTGAAGCACCACGCATTGCAACAATGGAATCGATTCTTGCCGACTCATTGCAGAATCGCCGCGTGTTCGGCGATACCTCAATGGACGCTTTGGAGATAGTTCGCGACCGCGCGATTGCTCGTTTACGCAATCAAATCGAAATGACGCACGAGCATCAGCGTGTAACAGCTTTACAAGGCATTGTATTAGATGCTGACAACACTCCAATTATCAATCTATTTACTGAGTTTGGTTTGACACAGCAAGTGCTTGCAGGCGTAGCAACGGCAACTGATGTGCGTAGTCAGATTTTTACGGCTATCACGTTGGCTGAATCAGTATTGGGCAACGCAACACCAACAGGTTATAAAGTGTTTTGCGGCAAGACTTTTTGGGCATCGTTAATTGCTAACAAGTCAATTGTTAACACTTATATTTATTCTCAGGATGCAGCATCTGTTCGTGGTGATACAACCCAGTCGTTTGTTTTTGGCGGTGTTGAGTTCATCCGTTACCGTGGTGGCTACATTGCTGATGGTGAAGCTTATTTGTGCCCTGAAGGTGTTCAAGACATGTTCGTATCTTATTTTGCACCAGCGGACTATATGGAAACTGTTGGCACAATGGGCTTGCCTATGTACGCAAAAGCTTTTGAAATGGATCGCAACCGTGGCATCTTATTGGAAGCACAGTCTAACCCATTGCACTTAGTAACACGCCCTGACGCTGTTATTAAACTGACTGCGTGAGTTTAGTGTGATTACGGCTCAAGACCTCATTAATCGCTTTGACAATACTGAACTTGCCCAGCTAACGGGCGGGATTAGTATTAATAGCAATCTCTTGCAATTGGCTTGTGATGAAGCCACTCAGGAGGTTGATGGGGTGTTGGGTTCACGCTTTGCCTTTTATCGCTTTGCGGTGGTTTACCCCAGTGCGATAACAGATAAGGCGTTGCATATTGCTAGATACTGGTTATGGATTAGCTCATCCTTATCAATGAGCGACCAAGTACAGGCTGGCTATGATGCAGCGATGCGATTCTTAAAGTCTGCCCATTTTGACCCTGATCAATTTGGTGTTACGGCAACAGCGCAAACGTCAAGCATGGCAAGCACACCACGCACATTGCGCTATAACACCGATAAGTTTAAGCAACAGCTAGACCCTTATTTGCCGTTAAACCCTGCCAGTATCGGGCAGGACTGGACACCGTTATGATGAGCATTGCTATTAATTCCCGCGAACTTGAGCGAAAGCTGAATGCGCTAGGGGGAGCTTTATCATCAAAGCGCCTGTTACTTAGTATCGGCAACGATTTAGTTGAGGGTGTTATTGCTGACCAGTTTAAGGATGGACGAGACCCATACGGCAACGCATGGAAAAAGCTAGCTTTCAGAAATGGGCAGCCTTTGCGTGATACAGGAAAGTTATCGGCAAGTTTTATGGCAAAAGTAAAGGGTGATAAGGTAATTATCGGCACACCTGTTGCATACGCACCCATTCATCAGAAAGGCATGGTTATTACAGCCAAGCCGAACAACCCAGGCACAAACAGTATCGGTAAGCGTTATGGTGCTAACGCCCTAAAGTTTAAGGGCGGAGGCGGCAAGTTTATTTATGCCAAAAAAGTAACCATTCCAGCTCGTCCGATTTTGCCTGAAGAAGGTAAATTGCCAGATTCTTATCGGTTAAGCATTGATGCGTCAATACGAGAAGCAGTTAACAAGGTAACTCGCTCATGAACCAGATGTTAACGCTAGAGCAAAATATCATTAGCTTGTTACAAACATCGATGCCATCAGTCACGATTGCAGCAATGCCAAGCGGTGATGATTCGGTGCTGGTTAGCAAAATGCCACGCGGTGGTTTTTATGTGCAATACCAAGGCTCGCACTTTAGCAAACCAAACGGATTGGGCGCACAAAATCAAATTCGTGATGTGAAATTGAGCGTGATTCTTCTTTACCCAGACGCGAACAAACACAGCGACGCATACACATTGCTCGATAATGCGCGTCAAGCGTTGCAAGGTGCTAACGTTGGTGCAATGTACCCTTTGGCAATTGAAGAAGAGCGTTTTGTTGACGCACAAAGTGGCTGGTGGAAGTACGCGATCAGTGTATCGACCAGCTTAATGACTTTTGCTCCAGAACCAACCCCAGACCCTTTTACCATTAGTTTAACCCCCACTATCACAGGACTATAAATATGAACGCTTATTTATTTACAGGCACTCACCCGCAATTTGTAACTATTAACGGTGCTGAATATGAAATGCAGCCAAACAATACTGTTGAGTTGCCAGATTGCGACTATGTGCAAACGCTGGTAGCGAACGGTTATTTGACACCAGATGAGGCACCTGTTGAAGCACAAGATGAGACACAAACAGATTCACCAGATGTTGAAGCACCAGCAAAAAAATCAACTAAGAAAGGAGCGCAAGCATAATGCCAGCAAGTTATTTACACGGCGTTGAAACCATCGCCGTTACATCGGGCGCTCGTCCTGTTAATGTAGTTAAGAGTGCGGTAATTTTATTAGTTGGGACAGCTCCGACAGGTCCGATCAACACCCCAACCTTGGTAATGTCAGACGTAGACGCTGCCCAATTCGGCACATTTACGGCTGGTTATACTATTCCTTACGCGCTCGATGGTATCTTTGACCAAGGCGCAGGCTTAGTTGTGGTTGTGAACGTTTACGACCCTGTTAAACATTCTGGCAATCCAGCTAACGTGACAGCAGCAGACATCATCGGCGGGTATAATTCAACAACAGGCAAACGATCTGGTTTAGCGATTGCGCAAGATTGTTATACGCTGTTTGGCTTCCGACCAAAAATTATTATTGCACCTGGCTACTGTACTTCGTCTTCCGTTTCTACTGAAATGCTTAACCAAGCGAACGGGCAGCGTGGTATTGCGCTGATTGATGCGCCTATTGGTTGCACTTATGAGCAGGTAATCGCTGGACGTGGCGCAAGCGGCACAATCAACTTTAACACCAGTAGCGAACGTGCTTATTTACTTTACCCAAGCGTTAAAGTTTATGACCCTGTTGCAAATGCAACGCGAATTGAAGGCATGTCGCCACGTATTGCTGGCTTAATCGCTTCTACCGACCAAGATGAAGGTTATTGGGTGTCACCATCTAATCACGAGATTGGCGGCATTATTGGCGTTGAAACCAGCTTAACAGCAGCAGTAAACGACCCTAACACGCAAGTAAACTTGTTAAACAGCAACGGCATTACCTCGATTTTTAACAGCTTTGGCTCTGGATTGCGTTTATGGGGCAACCGCTCGGCTTCTTATCCTAGCAGCACTGCGGTAACTAACTTTTTACCAGTGCGTCGTACAGCAGACATCATCCACGAAAGCATTGAGCTTGCAATGTTGCAGTTCATTGATAGCCCAATTAACCAAGCAGTGGTGGATAGCATCCGCGAAACGGTTAACGCCTTCTTACGCACACTGGTTGGGCGTGGCGCATTAATCGACGGCTCTTGCACATTCGATAAAGCGAAAAACCCTAACACCGAATTGGCAGCAGGGCACCTAACCTTTGATATTACGTTCTTGCCGCCTACACCAGCAGAGCGCATTAGCTTCCAATCATTTATTGATATTAACCTTTACAAAGGGCTTAAATAATGGCACAACAAATTAATAGCCTTTATGGGGCAAACGTCTACATGGACGGTAATAACTTGGCTGGTCGAATTTCAGAAATGGAATTGCCGACACTAAAATCTAAAATAACCGATCATAACGTGTTAGGTATGGCTGGCGCGTTGGAAGTGTTTAGCGGCTTCGAGAAGTTAGAAGGCAAGATGACTTGGAACAGCATTCACCCCGACGTAATGAGTAAGTTATTTAACCCGTTAAAAAATGTGCAGCTACAATTGCGTGGCTCATTGCTAACGCACACAGCGCAAGGCGTATCGCAAGAAGTGCCCTACGTGTGTGTTGTTACGGCTAACTTTAAGAATGTGCCTCTTGGCGGATTCAAGCCACAGTCTGGCGTTGAACTAGCTGTTGATTATGGCGCGACTTACATCAAGCTAACTATCGACGGTGCAGACCATTTAGAGTTCGACGTTATGAACAACACCTATAAAGTTGATGGCGTTGACGTACTGGACACCTACAAAACCAATTTGGGATGGTAATTAAATGAATATCACACGCAAACAGAACACTAACAGTCTGCCATTCGACCCTAATACGGTCGAAGTAGTGGTGCGTGACGCAACAGGTATGGACATGGAAAACGCTTATCGTGCCGCTGGTAAAGATGCCAGCGAAACACGATTAATGGCGGCAGTTATTGCACAAACAGCAACCTTTGACGGTAAAAAACTGGTGATGGAGGATGTGTTGCAACTCCCTGTTAAGCTACTGGGCGAATTGGGAAACGCATTGGCAGCGTCATCGGACGCGAGCGAGACTATGCCAGCTTAGTGCTTTACTTAACCACGCAGGGCGGCTTTAGTTATGCGGATTGTTGCACTATGCCGATTAGTCGCCTTGTATGGTGGGCAGAGCAGGCGCAAGCGGTATTGGCTAAAGACTAATGCCGCAAGCCTTGAATGGTGCTAATGATAAACGCTGGAATCATGAGCAACACAAGGCATATTCCAGCCGCTATCACCGAGGGAATTGACAC